TTACGAGGGTAAATATTACAATAAATATTAAATACTAAACGTCCTGAGTTTGAGTAAATAATACAAAGTTGTTTGCTGCTTGTACACATAAACATCTTTCAGAAAGGAAGTGAACTTCCATTGCATCAAGATCAGATGTATAAGCACCTCCAACAGATCCAGTTAACCAAGACTTCATACGTCTGTCATCAGCTTCAGAAGCTCTGTATCTAACGTGTAAGAATGGTCGTCTAATGTTTGTACCAAGTATTTGGTCATAAACACTAGAAGTACCTGCAGGTATTAAAACACCACCGATGTTTTTAGCTAGTCCTCTAGTAGAAGCATCATTTAAGTATTTCCAGTCAGTTTTGTAGAAGTCATAAGAACCTCTTCTAAAACCAGAGAAACCTAAATTAAGTGCCATCTCCTCAGAGTTTTCAAAAACACCAAAAGCAGTTCCACCGTATCCACCTTGTGACACACTACCTAGCATATCGTCAAAGTTTAAAGCAGTAGATCTATTTAAGAAAAGCATATTTTCTTCAATAGCGCCTTGTGTGTCTAATTGTTTAAGTACTAAATCAAAGTCATCAATACCTTGTGAAGCATCGAAGTTTTGATAAACATTACCTCTTGCTTGTATAGCTGCGAACATACCTTCTGTACCTTTTGTTTTAACAGTAGTAGTCCAGTAAGATCCGTTGTCAGCTACAACTGGCTTGCCATCTGCAGAAAGTGCACCAGTTCCAGACGCTAATTCGCCTTCTACTACTGCCATTTCTAAGTAATCTTCAAATCTTAATCTAGTATCACCTTCAGCTTTCAGATACCATAAGTATCCTGAAGTACCGTCTTCAGCAGCAACTTCAACCCAACCAATTTGAGCAGCATCAGATCCAGAGATTTGATACTTATCTTTTATAATAATTGGTGAATTGTTAAATTGTGTGAAAGCAGGTTGAATTGCTCCTTCCATACCTTTAGATCCTTTTGGAAATTCAGATCCATAAACAAATAACGATATTGCGCCATCTGCAAATCCAGCAGCTGTAAAGTTATTAGTAGCATATGTATATGCAATCATCACTGTACCACTTGAAATAGAACCAATTATAGCTTTTGCAGTATTATAACCGTCAGTAACTACTATTGTTTGGTTTACTCTATATTGATCTGTTCCATTTGCGGGTAGTGTAATTTCACCATTTGATACGTCTAAAGTAGCACCAGCATTAGTTGAAACATGTAATCTGTTTTGTTCAGACCAAACTACTTGGTCGGATGTCATAGGAAGTTCAGCTCCTACCATTCTCAAGAATGAAGAGATTGTACGATTACCGTATCTCTCTACTTCTTGCTCGTATATCTCAGGGAGATATTGTTGTGAAAAATTCTTACCAGTACCATCGGTAAATGATAAGTAATTATTCAGTAGCGGTTGTTTTATCGCACTAGGCAATAAATCGGCCGCATAAGGAATATATGGTTTTGCCATTTTATTTTAAATTTTAGTTTTTGTTAAATTTTTGATTTTTAATTCGTAACTTAGTGAGATCAGTGCCATCAGAAACCGCCCTTACTTTTAAACCTCCAACGTAAACGTCTTCAGCATTTGCTCTAGGTTTTTGATCAATGTTTTTAGATTCCGCCATAATATCTTTGGTGGCATCCGCTTTACCTTGATCATAAAAATGTTGAGCTATAGTATCAGCATTATCTGCGGCGTACATAGCCTTGTGGTATCCCTTGTGATCAACAACTTCACCTTTTTCATTTAAGAACTTCCTAATAAAGGTATTTATGTTTGATTGAGATTCCGCAACTTTACTTGGGTCTTTAACACCATATCTAAATTTCTTATCCCCAACGTTGAAATCAAAACCTTTGAATTCATCATTAAGGAGCTTGTTAGTTGTGTCAACAAACTCTTCATGTTGCTTTTGAGCTACTTCTTCACGCTCGTTGTAACGATTGAAAAAATCCATAGCTTTTCGTTGATCATTGGATATAGTGGGTCTCAACTTGATCTCCTCATAATATTTATCCTTTAATCCTTCCAAAAAGTTTTTGGCTTTTGCAATTTCTTCTTTCTGTGCTAATTTTTGTTTTCGCACATGTCTTTCCTCATCTACTTCTTCGTCATAAGAGAAATTATCTTCCATTAAAAAAGATATTTCACTATCATCTAAATGAGGTCTAGTTTTTTTATAGTATTCTTTTAACAATGTGGTATCATCAACATTAGAATAATCAGCATTTAATCTGACATAATCTTCCACTGTACCACCTGTTTCATCCATAAAATCTACAAGTTTTTGAACAGACTCTGGTAAATAAACTGTATTAGGGTCTTCTTCTACTACCTGTGGCTTTTCTTCCACATCCTCTTCTTCAGTTACTTCTTGGAGTGGCGACACTTCAGCTTTAACATCTTCGCTGGACTCTTGTACTTGTTTGTCCACCTTAGCGCTATCTCCGGCTTGTTCTTCCACATCCACCTTCTTTGTTTCTCCGATTTGAATGGCATCGTCTTCTTGTTTTACTTGTTCAACTTGTTCTTCGATTTTTTCTTTTTCCGTTTTAGGCGGTTTAGATAAATCAACTTTAACAACGTCGTCTACCGTTGTTGTTTTAAATTTAGGTAGTTTTACTTTCATATCACCACCCTCTTGTTTCACTTCTTTTTGTTTTACTTGTTCGTCAGCCTTTACGACTTCCTGTTTTTTTGTTTTTGACATAATATAATATTATAAAATTAATTAAAAAATTTATTGAGCAAATTGCTCTAACCCAGTTTCGTCTAATTGAGTAGTTTCAAAATCACTTGGTAATAAGTCATTTTTTCTCTGATCAATTAATTGACTTTGCTGGCTTGCTTGTATTTTAGTTCGTTTGTCTTTACGATCTTCAATATATTGTTCTTTTTCTTTGACCCTGTTAAGATCTATTTGAGCTAATTGAAGGTCATACTGAAATTGTAATTCCATCATTTCTCTTTTAATTTGAGCTTCAGTCTGCATTCTTTGAATCTCAAACTGAGAGTCACCTTGGTTTAACTGCATTTTTTGTTCAGTTATAACTTGATGTTTTTGTGTCTCAGCTAATGCTGCAGCTTCAGCAGCTTGTGCATTTGCTTGCGCTTGCGCTTGTATATTAGCTTGTTGTATCTCTTGATCTTTTTGTTGCTTTTGTTTACGTTTTAGTTTTAACAATTGGTTTGCTAGTTTTAGATTTTTGATTTGTCTGATATCAATAGCATCCTCTAAGTCTATACCACCTGATTTTAAAGCAATTTGAATATTTTGTTCTAACTGTGCTTGTTCTTCTTCGTCTGGTTCAAGTTCTAAATAAATACCAAAATCATATAGGTGTAATTCACTTGTATCTTCAAGTGTACCCACGTTATAGCTACTTATAGCAGATTGTAAAGCCTCATTTGTTAACCCAAACTCTAAAGTATCTGATATACGCAATGCGATGTTTTCACATGATTTTAATGTTAAGAATAAACTTGCTTGCATTAAATGCCTTGTAGCCACGTTTGATTGGTTAACAGCCATTTTTTGTAATCCTACTAAAGCATCTTTATTAGGCGTACTGCCATCTCTTGCTTCATTTAAACCGGTTACGTCTCTTATCATTTGTAAATAATAATTGTATGTGTTAATTAAACTAGCTATTTTTTGTTGACCTGAAGAACTTGATAGTTCTTGAATAGGTACCTTACCTCTATTTAGATCGCCATCTTGTGTTAATGATCTACCAACTATACTACCAGTTTGAAAGTACATGTTTAAAGCTTCTTGTGGATTATAATTTGTACCGTTACCTAGATCGACCTCAGCTAAACCATCTACGTCTACAAATACACCGTCTGGTACCATCCTTGCTAACACTTGTTGTAACTTGAGATGTGTTATTTGAATCATATCAGCGTAACCTGTTATTCTATTAACTAATGATTGTATTCTACCCTTGTACATCCTTGGTGCACATATAGAATAATTCATATATACTTTACTTAAATTAGATTTAGGTCTAGTCATTGACTCACTCATACCCCATCTAAGCATTTGGTTATGCCCTAATATCTTAGCTCCAGACCATAAAGTTTCTATACTTCTTGACGCTCTGTTAAAAGTATCACTTTGTGGCGGATCAAATGTATCTGTTTTTTGTAATGCTTTTTCTAAACCATTAGCTGTTCTTTTTATTTTAAATACTTGATCAACATAACTTTTATATTCAAAATATAAAACTTGAATATTATTTTTATCATTTCTACCATTCCAGTTTCTAGTGTAATCTGTATTACCTGGATACTTTTGTATTTTTTCTAATTCTTCAGCAGTAAGATTTGGAAATTCTTTTTTTAATTCTGGTAAACTTATATTTTTTACTTCACCAACATAGTATATATCTTCAAAGTTAGGATCTTCTGTATATGAGTAAACTAAATTAGCAGGATCTACATATTCAGTTGTTACACCATTAGCTTTATTCCAACTTGTTTTTACAGCACCAACACCTAAAACTACAAGATCGTAATTAAATCTTCTTTTAACTAAATCAAATTTATTTCTTGCCAAGGTGTTATTGATAACTTCTTCTTGCGCAACCTCAACAGACTGTTTATAATCAAGCTGCATGTGTAATTCTAAATCCTCTCTATTTGCTGGTAAGTTTTCTCTGTCTTGAACATTCCATAAATCAGCACTTAATGTATTTTCTACATTTCTTAAAAAATCTTGAGACTGCATGTCTGCAAAAATCATTTTGGCATAATCTGTTCTTTTTTTAACAGACTCAGGGTCTTGTGCGAATGCTTTTATTTCATAAGCCTTTTCAGACATACCATTAACAACAATATCTACAAACTTAGGTAGTATAGCAACGGGTTTCCAGTCTAAATTTAAATAACTTAAATCACCATTTATAGATAATTCATCTTTATACTTTTGAACTGACTGTTCTCCTCTTGCATATAAACGTAGGTTATGATAGTTGTTATAGTTGGCGTTAAATCTGTATCCACCGGCGGTCCCTGATCCTGATCCAAACCACTCACCTTCGATAGCGCGAGCAACTCTTAAACCATATTCCCAAGAAGATTTTTCTTCATTGGTCACCACTTGGCTTGGAAAAGAACTATTTGTGTTAGTATAAATCATCTATTTTATTATTTGTGATATGTTTCCTTTATTATCGTATCTAGCAAAAGAAATATTAACCGGTTGATTAATTTTTTCTGCTTGCGGAACGTAACGATGTTTATTGCAGGCCATTATTGCTAAGCCTGAGCTTATTGATGCATCGTGTTTTGTTCTGTTATTTATATTAAATCTTGCCCAGTCTTCTAATGTACGTTGAAAATACATATCTCCATATGTACCACCGTCTTGATACCCTACAAAATCTTCTATATAAGATTCAATTGCAGCAGCATGAGCCTGTCTAATATCCTCACTTGAGTTTGGTATTCCACCAATTTCTTTTTCAGTTGTTGACAACTTATTCCATATTTTATCTGGTCTATTTATTGAATATAACCTATAGCCTCTACGTTTAAAATGATATAATAACCGAGGTTTATTATTTTCCGCTAATATTGGCATACCATAAAACACACATGCCATTAAAACATCTTCAAAGAATATTTCAGCGGTTGGTGGTCTTGATATATATTCTAAGAAAAATATATTAGGTGGACAATCTTCCATGCTAAACTTTGTTAAACCATGAAGGGATCCATTAGATCCTCTGTTGTCTACTGTACCTGATATGTCATAACTATCACAACCAAAAGCTCCTAGGTGTTCATTACCTGGATACTTTCTACCATTTTTTAAAAATACCTTGTTTTGTAATACAACTGGTGGTACCCATGAAACAAAAAACCTACCTTGTTTATTAGGATAAAATATTACTTTTGTGTCTTTAATACCATTCTCCCATTGGAAGTTACCTTGTGTAACTACGCTAGTATTCTTTAAATCTTCATTATAATCTATTTGTTGGTATATTTTTGTTAGATTAAATAATGACTGTTTTGCTTCATCTCTAAACGCATGTTGCTCAGTTCTTGGGAACTGTCTGTAAAATTCATTTAAAGAGTCTTGATCTTCTTTTAACCCGTCAACTTCGTTTTGCCAGTAGTCAATGACCCCGGTCCAGATCGTTTCATCATGCGGACCTTCCACTGGTGATTTCGGAGTGTTAAATACAGGATGACCATGCACATCCATATAACCCTCATAGTTCCATTCCATCGGAATAAATAGACTATATAAGCCAGATCCCGTCTGACCATTAGCATTTCGTTTATTAACATTAGAATTATCATACAATTTTTTAAAGTTATCACCGCCTTTATCCAAAGCGTTTGAGGTGCTACCCATCATACATTTACCAATAATTCTACTACCAAGCCTTAATGTTGTTTTGGTTACTCTCCAGTTATTTAATATGTTATTTGGTCTTTCCCATTTACCACTTTCGTCGTGTACTAGTAATTTAAGTTTTTCTCCATCGTAACTATTATCACCAGTGTTTTTCCAATCAATCGTAGTGTCAAGACCGTCAATGTCTTCAATTTGTTCGTTTGTATCTAGTTTTCTTCTTGTAAACTTAGATGCAGGAACTCTATACGCAAGTTCTGTTTTAGGTCGATCCATACCATCTTGAATCGGTTTAAAGAAAAAAGGATAATTTACAGATATTGGTACAACTTTATCAGTGAACATCTTTTTAGCATCAGGACCTGTTTTTGATAGTATACCAAATCTTGAGTCTGTTGATATTGTTGCCATATTAACACATTCACCAGATGCCATAAATGAAAAACCAGAACGTCTATTTTTTAAATAACACATACCGTAACATCTTTCATCTGCTTTACACGCTTCCCAAAATATATAAAATAATCTGTTTGCTTCTCTAAAATCTGGCTGACCAACATCTATTTTACTCCACTGTAGGTACATGTAATGTGTACCAGTTATGTATGTAGATTTATTGTTGTTTTTAAACCAGAAACCTTCATCTCGTTTTTTAAATTCTTCGTCAATATAATCAAACCATTTTTCTTTGAACTGTTCAGGGTATTCTTTCCAATCAAATATGGTTTTAATTCTTTGTAACTCTTTAGGGTATGGTGTTACCTCCCACGCGTTAGATTCAAATTTTATTGTACCCTCTTCTTTTGGTAAAGCAATTTTTACCCCTTGTATTTCATATACCTCACCTATTTTTCCAGTCCTACTTATAATAACCACATCATGTTCTTGATCATAGCCATATTTCCATTTTTTATACCTATTATTTTTTTTTAAAATTTTAGGGTTAATATGGTTTTTTATTACTCTATATAAGGTTTGTTCGTACATTATTTAGATCTTCCTTCAGCAAATCCTTTAAAACTTTTAGGTTCTTTTGATTCACTTGGTTTATCATTAAGTATGTTTTCTTCTTCTTCAATTCTAGCCAGAATTTCAAAAGCATCGAAGATAGCTAGTTTTTTTGTTGCTGCAGCGTTCTTTAATCTATCAGCTGAAATATCTTCATCTGAATCTACAATTTCCTCTTTAGCAACTTTAATCAACTCATCAACTGCCTTGTGCCCAGCTCGGATTATATTCTTTTTCGTTTCCTTCGTATTCATGCTTAATTACAATATCATTTGATTTCATACAATAGAATCTCTCGTCATCAACGACAAATTCAAATTCACTAACTGGTGTAAACCCAACTAGATCCTCTTCTTCAACACCCATATTTTTTAAAATATTATTACTATATTTTAAAATACCAGTTAATGGTTTTTCTTTATTTTGATTTAACACGTTATTGTCAACAATAGGTTTTACAAAACAATAATCAAGGTGTGATGCCCACTTTTCTTTATGTTTATATAGATAAATTTGATAAGGGTCACAGAAATATAAATCATCTTTAAAATATGATGAGCTATCTTTTTCTTCTCCTCTTATATCATAAAATCTTCTAAACACATTAAAATGTACAATCACAGTATCCCCTGGTTTTATTTTGCTTTTAAATGCTAACGGTGTTGATACCACAACTGCTTCTCTACTAACGAATCTGTGGTCTTCTATTTTAGTATTTATTACTAAAGTTTTATCCCCTACTTTTTTTTCATTATTATACCTTTGTTTTACAGGTTTAATAAGAAATTTATATAAGCTATTCATTAATATTCCAAATCATACTCAACAGATATTGCCATGTTAGAATTAAATTTCTTCCAAGGCAATACCTCTTGATTTTTTTTTATATAAATGTTGTAAGAACTATCTTTTTGATCAAGTATAATGTGGCATATTTCATGACCACCATATACTGTTTGACCTAAAGAATAATGCATAGCCTCATTTTTATAGTCTGAGCCTATACTTATTTTTCTAACAACAGAAGACATTATTTTACTTCTTCTACTGCTGGCTCTTCAACTTTTTCCATAGGTGTAATAGTACCATCTTTTAAATCAATGTTTACATCACCATAAGTTTTATTAAGCTCTTGTTTGAATTCCTCTAATTGCACCATAACTTTTTCGTGGTCTTTATTTAAACCCTCTTGTCTTACAGCGGCTACACCTATCTGATAAACTATATCATTAGATATCTTTGTGAATTCCTGAACTTTATCAAGTTCTTCTTTTGTTATTTTTGTTACTTCTTTACTCATTTGATTTTATTTAAATTAATTAATATTTACTAATTATATTATCACTTGTTTTTAATATTTTTACCTTTTAGCCTGCTTTTACCTGTAGGGTAACAGAAACTGGGGTTATTTTATCAGCTAACTGTGAGTCTATACTTGTTTTCATCTCCGCCACCTGTTCAGCTCCCATAGCTTCCTGTGTCCACTCAGTCATCTTAGTATTATCTAAATCTGCAAACGGTATAAAATCTTTTATATCATCTGTTTTTATTGCTTGAGTTCCTATATTTGTTGCAGAATAAGGGTAACCTTTACTATCTAACTCTGAACTAGTTGCTGTGTAAGTCCAGTGTATATTGTACACAACATCAGTATCACTGTCTAATGTTGGGTAACAATCTACAGTCCTGCAGTTCCACGTGTATGTTGTTGTTGCTTTTGCCATAATTGTTTATTTAATTGTTGTTTTAAAATTTTTATTTTCTAGGTTCTACAATCACTTTACCATCAGCGTCTGTCCAATCAGTATCTTTCATATGTTGGTCTTGTCTTTCACCTACTACCATCCAAGATATAGATGCTGTTGATGATGCGTTTTTAGATTCAATAGTAAGTTTATTTCCTACTACGTTACCTTTTACTAAATCCCAGTTTGATTCATTTGTTGTGAAGCATTGTACGTTAGTATTTAGTAATACAAATGTTCCTTCTGTCATACTAGAAACTGTATCAATATTTATTTCAGCTTTACCGTCTACTAAATCTACTTTGCCTCTGTATATATTATCAGCTTGAGGAGCTTCAACGAATGAATGTACTAAGTGGTGTGTATCTTTTTTAGCTTCTATTGGGTGGTCTATTTTAAATGAACCACTACCTTTAGATAAAGCACCAGTAATAGCTACACTACCAGAGCTATTTATCTGCAATCTTTTAGTTCCAGCTGTCCAAAATGACATTGCGTTAGCAGTTTTTAATGCTAAATTTCCAGTACCATTTTCCATGTAACTGTTACTACCATCATGATATATTTGTAAATCATCTCCATTACC